ATACGGTAATCTTACCTATACTGCTGGAACAACAGCATCTGCAGGAGTTTACACATTTGCTGGATCTAGCGGAACGCAAACAATCAATACTAATAACAATAGCACCGCATTTAATGATTTTATTATAAACAGTACCAATACTGTTCAACTTTCTAGCGCCCTAACATTAACTGGTACTCTTACACTAACAACTGGTGTGTTTGAATCTGGTTCGTATAATGTTACTTGTTTTTCGTTTGATTCAAATAACAGCAACGTTAGAACACTTAATATGGGTTCTGGGACATGGACGCTTACAGGTTATACAGATATTTGGGATATATCAACTACAACAAATTTTACTTTCATAAAAGGCACAGCTAATATTGTATCTTCCTATAACTCGACTTCTGTCGTTCAATTTTATGGTGGTGGATTAACATATAATAATTTTACAGGAACTTCTACAACTACTAGATTTGACATATATGGAAGTAATACATTTGCTACATTTACTATTCCAGCTGGTGGTAATTTAAGATTTGAAGCTGGAACAACAAATACATTCAGTACGTTTTCTTTCGGAAACAACTCAGGCGACATTTCTACATTAGATACTACAACTGCTGGTGTTGCAGCAACGTTAGTTTATGCTGGATCATCTAAAGTTCGTACGAACTATGCGACTGTAAGAGATATCACAGGTAGTCCAGTCGATGTTTGGTACATGGGCGGTAATTCTACAAATACTAGCAACAATACTAATCTGTATTTCTATAATCCACCATTGTATTGGATAGGTGGTGGTGGTACTTGGGATAACACGAGCACCACAAATTGGTCTTTCTTCTCTGGAGGAAGCAGCGCAGGATACTATCCAGATCAATACACTGATGTTATTTTTGATTCAGGTTCAGATAGCGGTTCAACATTTGCTATTGTTACTGGAACTGGTTTGACAGTAAACTGCCGAAACTTTACAGCATCTGCTTTAGATTATGCTATGACATTAAGAATAGTTGGATCTGCTGGTGTATTAAATGTTTATGGCGATTTTTCTACACCAAGCACTAACTTTTCTTTCACAGATGCAGGAGCTCCTGGCTCTTCTGGTGAACTAGTATTTGCTAGCACATCCACAGGAAAAACAATCACTACAAATGGCACTTCGTTATTAGAAGTTGAATTTAATGGTGTTGGTGGTGGTTGGACGTTGCAAGATAATTTTACAGCTTCCGAATACACTATTTTAACAGCAGGAACTATAACGCTCAATGATAAAATATTAACAACAGCGTCCTTTACATTTAGTGGTTCAACAGCTAGAAGTATTGCCTTTGGTACGAGCGGAAAAATTGTTCTTACTGGCAGTACAGGCAGTCCATCAAATAGAGAATGGGATGGTTCAACATTAACAAACTTTACCGTGTCTGGTAGCAGAAGAGTAGAATATACTGGTACTGGCTTGGGTAATATGTATTTCTTTCATGGCGATACTGCTGGTGGTGTTGAAACAAATGCTGTAGATTTATACATTACTTCTGCATCACTGGCTTCCAATCTTCTTTATGGGCGTGTTAGAAATTTAATTTGCACAGGAAGTACTAATACTATAGGCTGGACTTCTGGTTTAATCGTACATGGCGATTTTACGCTAGGTTCTGGTATGAATGTAGACACCAGTTCAACGACAGTAACATTTTCAGGTACAACAGCAAATGGTCAAACAACTCAAAACATAACGACTAATGGAGTTGCCATTCTTGCTGATGCTACATTCAGCGGCACAGCATCATACGTTCTAAATGGAAACATACAGTTTGGTAATACTACTACTGCCAACTATTCAATAGTAACTCTTACCACTGGCACACTAGTGTTGGGTAACTATGATGTAACTCATTACGGCACATTCAGTAGTACAGGTTCTGGTGTTCGAGGAATATCAACTACGGGTGGTGTTTGGAGAGTAACAAATAACAATGGTACTGCGACTATTTGGAATACGACAACCATGACAAACTTTACTAACACTGGTGGATTAACTGCAGAAATAATCAGTGTAGATGCATCAAATATCACAAAAACTATATCACCTGGTTCAACTGGGGTAACAGAGTCTAACGCTATCAGTTTTATTATTGATATAACAACTTGTGTTATAGCTATTTCTTCAGGTCATAGTGTTAAAAACATAACTTTTAAAAATAACACCTTCACATATACAGGTGCTACATCAACTCTAACGGTTTATGGAAATCTTACTTTTGAAGGAACCAGTATTACTTATACTGGTGGCTCAGGAACGATCACTTTTGCTGGTAGCGGAACACAAACGATTACCACGAATGGTGTAACTATCGATAAACCTATTACATTCAATGGAGCAGCTTATTCTTTAGGTAGTGCAGTTACTGTCGGATCTTCCCGTTTAACAACGTATACTTCTGGTAATGTTGTATTGAATGGCTATACATTTACCACAGGAACGTTGACAGCTTCTGGAACAAATTCCAGAACTATTGACCATGGTAGCAACGGACAGATAACAGTTTCTGGAAACGGTTCGATAGCTTTTAATGCTAACGGCAGCAATATTACATATGCTGGTCTTGGTACGATTAATATGACCGCTGCAACTGCAAAAACCTTTGTAGCTAATGATAATATTTTTGCTATTTTAAATCAAGGTGGAGTTGGAACTTTGACAGTAGCAAATAGTGCTACTTTTTACAATATAACAAGTACAGCGACTGCAAACACCACAGTTAATTTTTACTGGTATGAAAGAATCAGAATATCTCAAGGCGGTGATGCAAACACGCTTTCTGGCAGTAATTCTTCTGTAATTGTTACTGCAAGTGGTATTACAAATCCTGGTGGTATTGCACTAGGCGAGTTAGCAACTACTTACATCATAGGTTCGAATAATTACTTAAACTTTAGTTATTTTGTACCATCTCTTGTATTAGCAGCACAAAATAACTTCAGCCTTGGTAACAATCAAACTTATGGTGCAAATTCAAAAGCTAGCTATTGCATTCGAAATTGGCCAGTTGCTAGTTTGACAACAAATACAAAAGACTATGGTTTCACATATCTCAAAGAAAACTTTATCCCATTTATGTTGACGACATAATATTGTAAATGTCAGACACGTCTTCTACTGTCGAAACTTCAGCTATCGAGGATTGATCCTCTAATGCTTCGAGCTGAGTAGGTAGCAGAGGTCCACTTCTCCATGTATCGCCGAGATTAAGTATTATTTCTTTGATCTCGGCATTCGATGTATCGATGACCTTCAGCATGAATTTGCCGCTAAGGACCACCCATGTCTTGTCTTTGTTTTTGTGAAAATGCATGGTGGTTTTCGATCCAGCCTTATCGAACTGAAGAAATTTACCAGTGTAATGCTCGGTGGCTGCGAAAATGATTTCCTTACCCCATTCACGTTCTGATTCGATGCTCATATTAACCTCCATTATGAACGAACACTCTTTTTATATATAGACCCTCGAAAAGTATAAATAGAAAAAATAACACCATTGGGGAAAGGGAACCATGGCTGATAGAGATTTCGTCGTTAAGAACGGCTTACGCACAGTTGGTAACACGATCGTGGCCAACTCTTCACAAATTTCTTTAAATTCTAACGTCGTTATAGACTCAGCTGCATCTTTGTCAGCTAATGGTTCTGTAGGTGCTGCTGGGCAGTATCTCCTTTCCAACGGTAGTGGCGTTTACTGGGCTACTGTAGCAGCTGGCGTTAATACTGCAGCACAATACGCGTGGACCAACACCCACTCTTTCAGCAATGTCGTAACTTTCAACGCTAACCTTGTTGTCAACAATAGTTTGGTAGCTAATGGTGGCGTAGGAACATCTGGTCAAGTATTGACCTCGAATGGTTCGACTGGTTCGCCATATTGGTCGACAGTTGTAGGTGTAAACACTGCAGCTTCGTATACTTTTACAAATACAATTATTTTTACTAACACTATTACAACAAATGGCAGACTAATTCTTGATAACATTGTTACAGCAAACGGTAGCAATGGTACTCCAGGTCAAGTATTGACCAGTAATTCTCTTGGTGTTTATTGGTCATCAGCAGCCACTGGTACAGTGACATCTGTTGATTCTGGTTCTGGTCTTGGTGGTGGTCCTGTTAACACTACAGGAACATTGTTTGTTGTTGCAAACACTGGTATCGTAGCAAACTCTACTGGTGTATTTGTTTCTAACACATACGTAAATACTAGCGCTAATTTTACAGTAAATGGTTCGCTTACATTTTCTAATGTATCTACATTCAATTCTAACGTCGTATTTGGTAGAGCAATTTCAGCTAATGGTGGTTATGGTACTGCTGGTCAAGCACTTATAAGCGGTGGTGGCACTACTAACAATTATTGGAGTAGTGTTGTTACTTCCGTTTCTATTACAGCAAACCAGCTTTCTGCTACTTTCAGTGGTGCCAATCCTACTCTTGGTCTTGTATCATTAGCCAACGTTGTTGCTGGTGCGTATACACTTGCAACAGTCACGGTCGATTCATTCGGTCGTATTGCTGGTATTGCTAACGGTTCTGGTGGCGCGTCTGGCGTGACATCAGTAGCAAATGGCGTTAATATGATAGTTTCAGGAACTGGTACTGGTCCTTATACGGGAGCAGTTACAGTCAGTATGGCAACTGGCGGTGCTGGTGCGTGCACATATGGTGGATCTGGTGTTTCGGGATTTACTCTTGACGCCTATGGTCGTGTAACTGGTGTTACAACTGCAACTTATTTGACTTCAGCTGTAACTTCTGTTGCGGCAGGAAACGGTATTACAAAATCTGGTACAACTTCAGTAACAATATCGGCTAATGTCGGTAATGGTATCAATGCTGCATCGGGCGCTTTAGTTGTACAACCTGCAAACGGAATATCTGTAGGCAGTGGTGGTGTTGCAGTTACAGCTGCTAATGGTATTGCTGTATCATCTGGTGGTGTAAGAGTTGTGAATGCCGACAACACTCTCGCTGTTACTTCTTCTGGTGTTTTTGTTAACACTTCTTCTCTATTAGCTACAACTGGCGACTTCAGTAAATCTTCTGGTACTACAACTTTTGCAAACACTGTAACTTTTGCAAGAGGATCTGGTGGTAGCGGAGGAATTGAAGGTGGTCAAATTCACTTAGAAAAACCTGCAAGTTCTACTAGTTTATCCTCTAACGTTGCTATCGATGTTTATGGAAACTTGGTAAGATTTTTCGAAGAACAAGTCAGCGCTACAGGGCGTGGCTACTATCTTGATCTGACATACGCTGCTTCATCATCATGTTCGGCAATCGTAGTTACACCAACGGCTACTAGTTCAACAACTACAAATTATCCTATCGGTACAATACTTTGTGTTGGTGGAGCTGATGGTTATAACGCCGCCTCATCTACCTTTGCCATGAATAATGATGTTGGCACGGTTTATACTGGTACTAGTGGTCCTCTCGGTCCTACTCTTAATTCCTATGCCTCAGGAAGCGCGCTTTCTGGAACTTGGAGATCTAGAGGTGTTGCTGGGAAAGAAGTTGCTGGCACTGGTTGTTGCAGTACAACTTATTACTGGTATTTAATTCAAAGAACTGCTTGAGGAGAATGATTATGGAAAATTTTAGAAATCTATCAAAATTAGAATTAATGGAAGATGGCGCTATGATTTGTAAACTTGAAATGTATGACGATTGGAATGATAAATGGGAGACAGTAAACTTCGTTTATAGAAGCACAGATAAAGCACCAACTAGTAAGTGGGTGGAAAAACAAATTGAAGAAGGTAATGCGCCCGAGATAACTATTTTTGTGCGTCCACCTCCTACACCAATTCCAGGTGTTGATACAGGAACTAGTTCGAATACATCACCAGGACCGACTGTGGCGTAATGTTACAAAATAAATTATTTGAATATGGAAAATTGAAGGGTACGATATACGATTTCGAATATGAAAACGATATATTACCGATGCATAACCATGATATTGATACAGTACACATAACTGTAGTTGCTCGTGGTTCTTTTAAAACGAGTGGTAATGGGTGGGAGTTGATTGTGAAGTCTGGTGACGTTTTAGACTGGAAGGTAAATGACCCACACGAATTTGTAGCATTAGAGCCAAATTCTAGAATCGTAAATATACAAAAAGGTTGATAGATGTCAGTACCAACAACAAGAGCTGAGTTTAAAGAATACGTTCTTCGTAGACTTGGTAAGCCAGTTATCGAAATTAACGTCGATGATGATCAAGTTGATGATCGTATCGACGAAGCACTCAAGTATTACTATGACTATCATTTCGATGGCACAGAAAAAATTTACTACAAGCATGTAGTAACACAAACTGATATCAACAACAAGTATATCACATTACCAGAAAACGTAATTGGTGCTGTTAACCTATTTCCAATCGGTCAGGGTTTGAACACTAACAACCTGTTCAACATTCGCTATCAGATCGCGTTGAATGATCTTTATACACTGACATCTGTTTCCATGGTGCCATACTACATGGCGCTTACTCATGTGCAGTTTCTAGAACAGATGCTTGTTGGCCAGCAGCCATTCCGCTATAATCGACATGTAAATAAATTATATATCGACACTGATTGGAATTTGTTTAGCATTGGCGATAGTATTCTTGTTGAGGCGTATCAGGTTGTCGACCCTACTACATATGCTGATGTTTGGAGTGATCGTTGGTTGATGCGTTATTGTTATTGTCTTATCAAAATGCAGTGGGGCAACAACCTGAAGAAGTATCAGGGAATGCAACTTCCTGGTGGTCTTACTTTCAATGGTCAGCAGATCTATGATGAAGCTAATGAAGAAAAAGAAGAACTCGAAAGAGAAATGATTTACTCATACTCATTACCTGCCACGGATATGATCGGGTAGAAATACGTTTTACTAAACTATACTAAATATCTTTATCAAAACATAAAAGTTGAATCATAATGTATGAATATTCATGTAAAATTAATAAAGTGTTAGATGGCGACACTGTTGATATAAATTTAGATCTGGGGTTTAACATAGTGCTAGCTAACCAACGTGTTAGAATGGCAGGTGTTGACACGCCAGAATCAAGAACAACTAATACTGAAGAAAAAGTAAGAGGTCTTTTATCAAAAAAGAAATTAACAGAAAAACTTGCTTCTTCAAAATGGTGTAAGATTAGAACTTTAAAATCTGATAATAATGATGATAAGTTTGGTAGAATTCTTGGTGAATTTATATTAGATGATGGAACTAATGTTAATCAGTGGTTAATAGAAAATAATTATGCCGTAACTTATCAGGGCGAAAATAAAGATTTGGTTCAAGAACAACATCAAAAAAATAAAGCAATCTTAATTTCTAGAAATGAGTTAAAAGGTTAAGAATGGCCACAAATTTTTTCTTCAATAATTTTTCTAGTTTTCAAGAGCAATCGCTTTTAGAAAGTTTAATTATTGAAGCAATCAAGATTTATGGTGAAGATATGTTTTATCTTCCTCGTAACATCAATAATTTGGATAAAGTTTATACTGCTGACGACCAGTCATCGTATACACTTGCATTGCCTGTTGAAATGTATATCAAGTCAGTTGATGGGTTTTCTGGCGATGGTAACTTTATGTCCAAGTTTGGTCTTGAAATTCGTGATCAAGTTATATTCTCAGTCGCCCAAAGAGTGTTCAATGAAGAGATCGGTAATGGTCTCTCGCTCGCTCGCCCGCGCGAAGGAGATCTTGTTTACTTTCCACTCAATAGAAAATGCTTTCAAATTAAGTATGTTAACAAGCAAGAGATGTTTTACCAGCTTGGTGCACTACAAACCTGGGAGCTTACTTGCGAACTATTCGAGTACAGCAACGAAGATATGGACACTGGCATTGCTGAAATCGATATTATGCAAACTCGTCTCAGCACTAACATACTCGACCGTGCAATTATGGATGAATACAATTTCTATCTTATGGACGAAAATGAAGACTACTTGGTGCAAGAAGCATACAACTTAGAAACTATTATAGGCACTGGTGGTAATGACGCGATACAAAACGAAACAGATAATTTTGTTGACTTCTCTGTTTATGATCCATTTAGTGAAGGTAGAATTTAATGTTTAATCAACTTTTCTATTTCCAAACAATACGAAAGTACGTTACGCTTTTTGGGACTTTGTTTAATGAAATTTCTATTACTAAAGAGAATCCAACAACTGGTCGTTTGGAGCAGCTGATTAAAGTTCCTATTACCTATGCGCCAAAAGAAAAGATGTTGGCTCGTGTACAAATGGACCCAGATATCGATCGTCCATCGGCTACTGTAACACTTCCTTACATGTCATTTGAGATGACAAATGTTGCTTATGATAACGATCGCAAACTAAGAACTATTGGTAGAATAGCAGCTAAAGATGCCGACAACCCAAACAAATTAAAATATCAGTATAATCCTGTACCATACAACTTTGGTTTCAGGCTTTACATATATGTCAAAAATGCTGAAGATGGTACAAAAATTGTTGAACAGATACTTCCATACTTCACACCAGATTTCACGGTGTCAGTAAATCTGATTCCTGAAATGAATGTGACGATGGAAATTCCTGTTGTTATGAACAGCATTTACCAAGAAGATACATATGAAGGCGACTTCAGAGAACGTCGCGCTATCATTTGGACCATAGATTTCACCCTCAAAGGTTATATCTATGGACCCATTAAGAAAACTGCGATTATTAAATATGCTAATACAGCATTCTATGTTCCAGGTGCAACTGTGAATATTGAAGATGCTCCTGGTGAAACACCATACCATCATTATACTGTAATTACTCCAGGTTTAACTGCAAATGGATTACCTACTTCAAACAGCGCAGCCTCTATTAGTCCACTATTGATCGAGGTCGATGACGATTTCGGATATGTAATTGATACAACTTATGGCGTATGATGGAAAAAAAGAAACCTGATCCTATTAGTGATGCATTAAATCTCAGCCCACTTGCAACAACTGATTCAGTAAAAGCAATTGTAGCCCAAGCTCACGATAATAGCGCAAAAAACGATTTTGAATTGGCTCGTTCAAATATACACGAAGTTATACAAAACGGTGTATATGCTATGGAAAAGTTGTCGCAGATAGCAGACAGCAGCCAGCACCCAAGAGCTTTCGAAGTTTTAGCTAAACTTATGGATACGATGCTTCAAGCTAATAAAGATCTGATGGCTTTGCAAAAAGACATTCGAGAAATTGACGCTAAAGATACGCCTACAGATGAAAATGCTAAAACAGTGACAAATAATTTGTTCGTCGGTTCAACTACCGATTTGCAAAAAGTAATAGAGCAAATGAAAAATGGTGGACCTAGCCAATCTTAAAGGATATAATGGTAATTTAAATCTCAAACGTTCGAACCAGAACATTGAGTGGACTCCAGAGCTTGTTCAAGAATACATTAAGTGTTCACAAGACCCTGTATATTTTACCGAAACCTATATGAAGATCATCAACATCGATCGTGGATTGGTGAGCTTCAAGCTATACGACTATCAAAAAGATATGTTGCGATCGATGCAAGACAATCGATTCAATATTATCGCAACTGCACGTCAGGCGGGTAAATCCACTGTTACCTGTGCATTCGTGCTTTGGTATATTATTTTCCATGGCGAAAAGACCGTAGCTCTTTTAGCGAACAAAGGCGAAACGGCTCGTGAAATCCTTGGTCGTATTCAGCTGGCGTACCAGCATCTACCTCGTTGGCTACAGCAGGGTGTCAAGGAATGGAACAAAGGCTCTATGGAGCTTGAGAACAACAGCCGTGTTATCGCAGCTGCTACTAGCTCTGATGCTATCCGTGGTTACTCTATCAACCTGCTGTTTATCGACGAAGCTGCGTTTATTGAGAACTGGGACACATTCTTTACTTCGGTTTATCCTACCATTTCGTCAGGTAAAGAGTCAAAGATCGTACTGGTTTCAACGCCGAATGGCTTAAACCACTTCTATGCTATTTGGCAAAATGCGCAGGAAAATCGTAACGGCTATGCACCCATCAAGGTTATGTGGCAAGACGTTCCAGGTCGAGATGAAAAGTGGAGGCAAGACACTCTTTCCTCTATGAATTTCGATAACGAAAAGTTTGAGCAAGAATATTGCGTAGAGTTTCTCGGTAGCTCTGGCACGCTGATCGCTGGTTGGAAGTTGAAGGAGCTGGTTCACACTATTCCGATAGCTCAGAAAGATGGGCTTTTACAATATCAGCAATCAATTACAGGTCACAGTTATGCATGTATCGTCGATGTTTCACGAGGTAAGGGGCTAGATTACTCAGCTTTCCAAATTATCGATGTGACCAAGATGCCTTACCTGCAGGTGTGTGTTTACCGAAATAATATGATAACACCTATTGACTACGCTGATGTTATTTTCAGAGTATGTAAAGCATATAACAACTGTTCTGTGTTAGTGGAAATCAACGATATCGGTGAACAGGTTGGGCATGCTCTGCATTACGACTTCGAATACGACAATGTGTTGTTTACAGAAAGTGCTGGTCGCTCTGGCAAACGAATTACCTCTGGTTTCGGAACAAATATTGACAAGGGTATTCGAACTACCAAAACTGTAAAATCGGTCGGATGCTCGATATTGAAACTTCTTATCGAGCAGAACCAGCTAGTAGTGAACGATTTCAATACGATTCAGGAGCTGTCAACCTTTTCTAGGAAAGGTCAGAGCTATGAAGCTGAGGAAGGCAAACATGACGACTTGGTCATGGGTCTTGTACTGTTCGCTTGGCTTTCCGATCAGCAATATTTCAAGGATTACACGAACATAAATACACTGATGAAATTACGAGAAAAAACTGAAGAAGAGATTATGCACGACCTTACGCCTTTTGGATTTGTCGATAGCGGCGACGAAATGGCAGACATGATGGTGAACGAACCACAACAGGTTGGTAGTTGGATGTTTGATGAAAAGTTCTAGAAAAACAATAATTTATAAATAATTTCATGAAATTATCTTTTTTCCATGGAGGGAGAAACCAATGCCATTCCAAGTTAGTCCAGGTGTAAACGTATCCGAAATTGACCTAACTACGGTTGTCCCTGCAGTTGCCACCACCGACGGTGCGCTTGCGGGTATTTTCAACTGGGGTCCAGTCAAAGAGCGTATACTCGTCGATAGCGAAAATTTACTCGTAAGTCGCTTCGGTAAGCCAACAAATGATAATGCAGAGACTTGGTTCACTGCTGCTAGTTTCCTTTCATACGGAAATAAGCTACATGTAGTTCGCGCTGCTGACGCCAACGTTGTTTCTGCTTTTGCAAATAGTGGTACAGCCTCAGCCAACACACTCAACACAGTTCTTAATTCTACTGATTACCTTAATAAGGATGGCAATTTTGATACTGATATTCAGTGGATTGCAAAGTATCCAGGTTCATTCGGTAACTCGCTCCGCATTTCTGTTTGCGACACTGCCAATGGTTTCAATTCAACTATTAATATTGTTGCTAATGCTAACGTAACTGGTAATGTTGCTATTAGTGTGAATACTAATACAGCTCTTGTTACTGTTTCAAACACTGCAACTGGTACTCTTGCTGAAGCTAATACAGTAGCTGAGTCGGCTGTTGCGAGTTTGGCAGAAGGCGATCTTATCCAAGTTGGTAACAGTGATGTTGGTGTCCAGTATCTTAAAGTTACAGGCATCGGCGCTGTTACTTCTAACTCTACTGCTCGCTACTTCAACATCAATTTTGAAGACACCTTGCAGATCGCAACCAACGTTTCTCAAAACACTATCCCACGTTCTTGGGAATATTTTAATGTTGTTGATCTTGCTCCAGGCACTTCTGAATATGTTACTCAGTTCGGTAACTCAGCCGCTAAGGACGAGATCCACGTAGTTGTAGTTGACCAAGGCGGTAAATTCACTGGCGCCCCTGGCACTATCCTCGAAACTTTCCGCGCTATGTCTCGTGCAACAGATTCTAAAACAATCGATGGTAGCACAAACTACTATAAAACTATAATTAATGAGCAGTCAAAGTATGTTTGGTTCGCTAATGATCGTTCTTCAGCGGTATCAAACACTGCTGCTAACATCATTAACGCAAGTAACGTTGCCATTTATAACGAGCGTTTCAATAGTGGTGCTGAACTTGCTGGCGAAGCAAACTGCTCTATCGCAACTCTTGCCAACGGTTATGATTACTTCGCTTCAGCTGAAGATGTAGACATTTCTCTCGTTCTTACTGGTAAATCTCGCGGCGGCACCAATGGCGAACAGCTCAGCAACTATCTAATTGATAATATTGCAGAAACTCGCAAAGACTGCGTTGTGTTCATCTCACCAGATAAGGCTGACGTAGTTAACAACGTTGGTGGCGAAGCATCGGCTATTGTAACATTCCGTAACAGCTGCCGCGACACTTCTTATGCCTTCCTTGACTCTGGTTATAAGTACATGTACGATCGTTACAACGATGTATATCGTTGGATTCCATTGAACGGCGACATCGCTGGTCTCTGCGTACGCACTGACAACATCAACGATCCATGGTGGTCACCAGCTGGCTTCAACCGTGGTCAAATCAAGAATATCGTAAAACTTGCATACAACCCACGCAAGGCGGACCGCGATACTCTTTACAAGTCAGGCATCAATCCAGTTGTAACATTCCCAGGTCAGGGAACTGTACTATTTGGCGATAAGACTCTTCAGTCTAAGCCATCTGCATTCGATCGCATCAACGTTCGTCGTCTGTTTATTGTTCTTGAAAAGGCAATCTCTACAGCTTCGAAGTATACTCTGTTCGAGTTCAACGATGCGTTTACTCGTGCACAGTTCAAGAACCTAGTAACTCCATACCTACGCGACATTAAGGGTCGTCGTGGTATTTATGACTTCCTTGTTGTTTGCGATGAAACAAATAACACTGGAGAGGTTATTGATCGTAACGAGTTTATCGGTGACATTTATATCAAGCCAGCTCGCTCTATCAACTTCATCCAGCTTAACTTCGTTGCTGTTCGCACTGGTGTTCAGTTCTCTGAAGTTGTTGGACAGTTCTAATAAATAGATGAGCATAAAGGAGCATTCAAATGGCATTTAATGTTAACGAATTTATCTCAAAGGGTCTAGAGTTTGGCGGCGCTCGTCCATCGCTCTTCCAAGTTGAGCTATCAAACTTAACTGGACTAACGTTTGGCGGTAATAGCGTAGACAAGTTCACTTTTGCGTGTCAGGCAGCGGCTCTTCCAGCCGCTTCCGTTTCTCAAATCGAAGTACCATATTTTGGTCGTAAGATCAAGGTAGCTGGCGAGCGTTCATTTGATAACTGGACAGTTACAATTATGAACGACGAAGACTTTAAAGTTCGTTCTCTATTCGAGCTTTGGTCAAACGCTCTTAATTCTCTTGAATCAAACCTCCGTCAAGGTGGTCTTGATTTGGAGAACTATAAGGGCGATCTAGTTGTGAGACAATACGCAAAGAGTGGCGAAGAAATCAGAGCATACAGAATTATTGGTGCATTTCCAACTGATATTTCTGCCATTGATCTTAACTGGAGTTCTACTGGCACTGTTGAGTCGTTTACGGTAACATTCGCATACGACTACTGGGTCCCAGAAAGAGAGATCGGCGTAAATAACTACGGTCTCGCAGTTTAATAGATATAAGATATATGATGTGCCTCTGTAACAATATAGAAGGGGGCTATATTAGTCCCTTTCTTTTTAGGAGATTTTGATGGCAGAATTATTCGGCTGGGAATTTAAGCGTAAAAAAGAAATAGAACCATTAGCATCGTTTGCTCCAAAAGAGCAAGAAGACGGTGCAGTTATTGTTGCAGCTGGTGGTTCATTTGGTACGTATGTTGATCTTGATGGTACTGTTAGAACAGAAGCCGAACTAGTCACAAAATACCGTGAAATGGCATTACAACCAGAGTGTGATGCTGCTGTTGACGAAATTATTAACGAAATTATGTCGATTGATGAAACTAAAATTGTTTCAATTATTCTCGACGACATCGAACTATCTGAAAAAGTCAAGAAGGCTATTCGCGAGGAGTTCGACAATTGCCTAAACATTCTCAACTTCAATCGTCAGGCATATGAGATCGTCCGTCGTTGGTACATTGACGGGCGATTGTATTATCATATTCTTGTTGATGAAGCTGATCCAAAGGCAGGTATCAAAGAAGTTCGATACATTGATCCACGTAAGATACGTAAGGTTAGAGAAATCGCCAAAAAGCGTGTCAAGGGTGGTGAAATGGCTGAGGCAGTCATTCAAAGAACACAGAATGAATACTTCATTTTCAATGATAAGGGTTTCAATTACGGTAACAAGGCAGTAGGTCCAAGCACCACTGGCTTGCGTATTGCTAAAGATTCAATCCTTCACATCACTTCTGGTTTGACTGATACACAAGGTACAATGGTGCTTTCGTATCTTCATAAAGCAATCAAGGCATTGAATCAGTTGCGTACTCTTGAAGATGCGCTCGTAATTTATCGTCTAGCTCGTGCACCAGAACGTCGTATTTGGTACATCGACGTTGGTAATTTGCCAAAGATGAAGGCGGAGCAGTACGTTCGCGATATTATGGTCAAGCACAAAAACCGTTTGATCTATGATGCTGCTACTGGAGAAATTCGTGACGACCGTAAGTTCATGACCATGCTTGAAGACTACTGGCTCCCACGTCGCGAAGGTGGTCGTGGTACAGAAGTTACTACACTTGCTGGTGGTCAGACACTTGGTCAAATGGATGACGTACTATATTTCCAAAAGAAATTTCTTCAAACACTTAACGTGCCAGTCAATCGTCTCAACTCTGATGCGCTGTTCTCGCTTGGGCGCGCGACAGAAGTTACCCGTGACGAATTGAAGTTTGCTCGTTTCATTTCACGTTTGCGTGGTCGTTTCTCTGCTATCTTTATCAAAATGCTCGAAAAGCAGTTGGTGTTGAAGCAAATCATGACTATCGAAGACTTTGCTCTTATTCAGCAGAAGATTCGTTTCGACTTTGCTAAGGACAACTACTTCACTGAGCTCAAGGATGCTGAAATTCTTGACAATCGTATCAGCCTTGCTCGTAATTTCCAAGATATGACTGGTAAATACTACTCGAATGAGTGGGTGCGTAAAAATGTTCTCAAACAGTCTGATGATGAAATTGAGGATATGGACAAGGAAATTGCTGAGGAAAAAGATAATCCCCAGTATATGGATCCAATGATGCAACAAGGCATGATGGATCCATCTGGCGATATGCAGCAGCAAGATTTCCAATCAGACACAACGACTGATCAAATGCCAGCAGATCAAGAAAGTAGCAACAGATTACAAGACGCACAGGCTACCTACGAGCTACTGAAGAACAAAAGAAATCGCACGCTAAAAGATGAGGCAGATTTAAAGTCTGCAGCTCAAATAGTGGCAAAAAATAAATAATTGGAGTTGATTATGGATAATGAAACTAATTACACTGTTACTGATTTGCTGAACTTTGCTCATGAACAGAAACCACTAGATTTCGAAAATGCATTCAAAGGCGTAATGGCTGATAAAATGATGGCAGCTATTGATGCTAAAAAGTTAGAGATTGCTTCTAGTTTATATTCTTCTACTGAAGAAACCAATGATGAAGAAGAAACTGATGAAGCCGACGAAATAGAAAACGAATCAGAAGAAGAACAAGAAATACCAGAGGAAGATACAGATGGCGAAACAGCTTAAAGACATTTTGAAACAGGCGCACGACACTATTAAAGGTGTGCGTCCTTCAACCACAACTGATCTTTCTCTCGGAAAAGATCCTGGTGTTGACTACGACCCAAAGGCTGGCGACGAACAAGATTTCGTAGCAAAGCATTCAGTCCAGAAGTTTGACGATCCAAACGGTAATGGCGCCGATGTATTTCAGGCGACTAACGTAAAGCACAGTCAGGTTGCTCACGCTCATGGTTATAAAGCACCAAAAGACAAAAAGGTAAATGAAGAGTCTTTTGACGAAGCGTGGATTGTTACTCATAAGGATGGCAAAGTGACAACTCACGCAGGACAAAGAGATGCAATGAAAGCCTCCAAACAATCTCCTGGGTCGAAAGTTTCCGCCACTCATGGCGCCATGGGTCAAAGAGCGTACGATGTTCTTTCGCCGCATCAACGTGGTGACATGGGCACTTTCAGTGCAGCTGGTTATACTCCACCTGAAAAGAAAAAGAAAATTAAAGAAGATGCTAACCTAGACAAAGTAAATGCTGTCGCATCTGATCTTAAAAAAATGTCTCAACAGCCAATTAAGCCTATGGGGCAGAGCAATACTTCAGGTTCCAATTTACCTAATGTGAACGCTCCTGGTGCGCCAGATATGTTCAAGGAAAAGAAAAAGGTTAAAGAAGAAGCTGAAGAGCTTGATGAACTAAAAGGTAATAAAAGTGGATTAACAAAATTAGGTTACGTAGGAAAAGCAGGTAAATTTATCAGAAAAACTGATCCTAAAGATATTGCTAATGACCCTGATACTGAACGCAAATTTAAAAATAGAATGACAGGTTTAAAAAATCTTCTAAAAAGAACACAAAAAGAAGAAGTTGAAGAGGGTGTTCGTTCTCTATCTAGAGGAAACATTAAAGGTCGCGAATATGATCCAGAAAAACTTTACAAGCAAACCCCAGCTTATGTAAAGCCAAAGTCGTATCGTCCAAAACACGAACCATCTAAGGCTGAATTGAAAACTAGTGGCGACAAGGCTATTGCTGATTATTTGGCAAAAGGTGGTAGAATTCGTAAAGAAGAAATCGAACAAGTCGATGAAGTTTTGACCAAGAAGGATTCAGCATCAACTTGGATTCGCGATTTCATCAAGTCAAAAGATCCAAAGTTTGCTGGCAAGTCAAAGAAGGAGCGTCAGCGTATGGCGCTTGGTGCTTACTATGCCAAACAGCGTAATGAAGAAATTGAACAAGTTGATGAGTTAAATAAAACAACTTTGGGTTCTTATATTAAAAAAGCATCAACAGATATGGCAGCGCAACGTGAAAAACGAGTTGATTCCTCACGCACAGATGCTGCTAGAGAAAAGGCGCACGGTAAAGAGTATAATAGAAAAAGTGGAATTCACAGAGCGGTTAGTAAATTGACTAAAGAAAGTCTTGCTATGCCATTGCTCGGTGGTGACATGGATGACGAGTCAGCTGAGATGGCAAAGGCACAACTCAAGGCATTGGCTGCTAAGGCAAATGCTCTTGCTGATCAACTTTCAGACGATCTTATGATCGAGCCATGGGTCCAGTCAAAGATTGCTATTGCTAAAGACTATGTAACAACAGTACACGATTACATGGTTTATGGTGAGCACGATAAGAACGACGAACAAACAGGACCAGACACACCAATGACATTTCCAGGTATGTCGGTAGATGTAAATACAGGAAGAAACGTATGATTATCAAACCTTTAGGTATCTCAAATACTTGCAATACTACAACTTCAGATACATATGCTAATGCTAATTTGGTAAGAATATCACATATTGCATTATCAAGCGCTGCTCATATTGTAACATGTTATACAAATACTACATTAAAGTATTCAGTAGTTGTACTTGGCGGTGAAAGTGTAATTCTTGAAAAATCACCAACAGATACTATCAATTCTAACAGTACAGATACTTCACTGCGTATTGTACCTGTTGCGTACAAAAATTAAGAGGATAAAATGAAGTTAATAACCGAACTTTTCGAAGATGTACAATACATCTCCGAAGCAAAAGAATCTGGTGAAAAAGAACACTTCATTGAGGGCATTTTCCTCCAGGCTAACAGAAAAAATAGAAACGGTCGTATTTATCCCATCAACATTATGGAGCGCGAAGTTGAACGCTACATGAAAGATGTAGTTTCTAATAACCGCGCATATGGTGAGTTAGGTCATCCAGAGGGACCATCTATTAATTTAGATCGCGTTTCCCACATCATCACAGAGCTTCGTCGCGATGGCGACAACTTTATCGGTAAAGCAAAACTAACTGATACACCAATGGGAAATATTGCCAGAGGTTTGTTGAAGTCTGGTGCTAATCTTGGTGTTTCTTCACGTGGTATGGGTTCACTTGTACCACGCAAAGATGGCATCATGGAAGTGCAAGATGACTTCCGTTTAGCAACTGCTGCCGATATCGTTGCTGACCCATCTGCCCCAGACGCATTTGTCAAGGGTATCATGGAAGGCGTTGAGTGGGTTTACGATCCAGTAAAAGATACATGGCACGAACAAAAACTTGAGGAAATCAAGAAGTCTGTTCACAAAATGTCGAAGTCAAAACTCGAAGAACAGAAACTATCCATTTTCGAGAACTATATCAGTTCTTTAATGTTTAGAAACAAATAAATATAAATAATTGAAAATTCCAAAGGGAGACCTTAAATGACAGACCAAGTAGAAAACATTGAAACTGTAGAAGAGGAAGTTCTTGATGAGGCTTCCATGGCTGCAGATTCGCTCAAGCCAAACTCACGTTCTGGCGGCTCAGACCCAAAGTCAAAGGTTGGTTATCTAACAGCAATCATTGGCACACTTGCTTCCGCTAAAAAGGAAGATCTTGTAAAGTGGTTTGATCAGACACAGGCACAGTTCGGTCCAGGCAAGGATTATGGAGTTGGCGATAAGTCAGCTGCTAATCAGGCAACTGTTGACATGAAGGGTGGTAAGGGTCCAAAGACTAAGGACGCTATGCCAAAGCTCAGTGTTCGTGAAGACGTTGAAGAAATGTTCAACGGTCAGGATCTTTCCGAAGAGTTCAAAGATAGCGCAGCAACTCTATTTGAAGCCGCTATCAATGCTCGCCTTGTACTTGAGACTGCACGTCTTGAGGAAGAGTTCGACAATAAACTAACTGAAGCTGTTGCTACTATTGAGGAAGAGCTTTCATCTAAGGTTGACTCATACCTCGAGTATGTTGTTGAGTCATGGATGACTGAAAACGAAGTAGCAATCGAGGCTTCTATCCGTAATGAGCTTGCTGAAGAGTTCATTGAGGGTCTCAAGAATCTATTCGCCGAACATTATATTGACGTCCCACAAGAAAAAATGGATGTCATTGAAGGACTCGCAGAGAAAGTCGAAGAGCTTGAGAAAAAGCTCGACGAAGCTATCGAAGAGAATGTTGCTATGAATGAAGCTCTTGTTGAAGCAGAAAAGAAAGAAATTTTCGGAGCAATGCTTGAAGATCTAACTCTTTCACAGCAAGATAAGTTCAAGGCTCTCGCAGAGGGTGTTGAGTTTGATGGCGACTTAGAAGTTTATTCAAAGAAACTTTCAATCGTTAAGGAAAACTATTTCAGTGAGAAGAAGCCAGCGGCTACTTCTACAATTGAAGAAGAGACCTTTGAGGGTGAGGCTGCGCCAAATACAGTAGCAGTTGATCCTGTAGTCAACCGTTACGTTCAGGCGATCGCAAGATCCGTCAAGAAGTAATAATTATAAATAAAATATATCCTAGCTTAATAAAGGAGACACAAATGTATCTAGCTGAGGAAATTCAAAAGAAGTGGGCACCAGTTCTTGATCACAACGCTCTTGGAGCGATCAAGGATTCCCACCGTCGTTCGGTAACAGCTATCGTTCTCGAGAACACTGAGCGTGCTCTCACCGAGTCAGCTGCTCATGGTCAGTATCAGACTCTTACAGAAGCACCAACTGCTGGTAACCTTACACCAGTTAACCAGATGGGCGCTTCAAGCTCTTCAGGCGGTGGTGGTATCGACACTTTCGATCCAGTATTGATCTCGCTCGTACGTCGTGCAATGCCTAACCTCATTGCTTATGACATCTGCGGCGTTCAGCCAATGACTGGTCCAACTGGTCTTATCTTCGCAATGCGTTCGAAGTATAACAACCAGGGTAACGGTACTGCCAATGGTTCGTACGGTGGTATCCAGGCAAACGAAACATTCTACAACGAAGTTAACACTGCGTTCTCGACTGTTGTTGCTGGTAACTCAACCTTCGGTCAGGGCTTCTCTGGAACTATCCCAGGTCAGACCAACACCACTCCACTCGTAAATACTGCGAACTATAACACAGGTTTCGGTATGTCAACTGCTCAGGCTGAAGCTCTTGGTACTTACCAGAATTCGGACTTCAATCAGATGGCTTTTAGCATCGAGAAAGTAGTAGTAGAAGCCAAGTCACGTGCCCTCAAGGCAGAATACACAATGGAACTGGCACAGGATCTCAAGGCCATTCACGGTCTAGATGCTGAGACTGAGCTTTCAAACATCCTCTCTGCTGAAATCCTTGCGGAAATCAACCGTGAAGTTGTTCGCGAAATCAACATCACTGCTGAGACTGGTGCTCAGGACAACACAACTACTACTGGTGTGTTCGACCTCGACACTGACTCAAACGGTCGTTGGTCAGTTGAAAAGTTCAAGGGTCTTATGTTCCAGCTCGAGCGCGAAGCAAATCAGATTGCCAAGCAGACTCGTCGCGGTAAGGGTAACATCGTCCTCTGCTCGTCAGACGTTGCGTCTGCTCTTCAGATGGCTGGTGTTCTTGACTACACCCCTGCTCTTAACAGCAACAACCTCCAGGTAGACGACACTGGTAACACTTTCGCTGGTGTTCTCAACGGTCGCCTCCGTGTTTACATCGACCCATATGCTCTCGGTGGTAACTACCTCACTGTTGGCTATAAGGGTTCTTCAGCGTTCGACGCTGGTCTCTTCTACTGCCCATACGTACCACTTCAGATGGTTCGTGCAGTTGACCCATCGAGCTTCCAGCCAAAGATCGGCTTTAAGACTCGTTACGGAATGGTAGCCAACCCATTCGCACAGGGTCTAACTAAGGGCGCTGGCGCACTTAGCACTTCAACTAACAAGTACTATCGTCGCGTTATCGTTAACAACCTCATGTAATAGATACCCCGCTGATTCAATGGCGGGGGTTTACAAGACGGTTTCAAGCCGCAAACTTAAAGAGGGGTCTTCGGATCCCTCTTTTTTGTTGACTTTTTCTCGAAAGCTAGTATAATCACATATGTGCGCCACTAATAAATAGTAGTATTACAGTAACATTGGATTCATAGATGAGCGCAATCGACAACACACCAACAAATAAAAACTTTCTCAGTCCACTTAATTTTATTTTTGTGCTGAAAAGATCGCCAAATCTTAATTTCTTTGTTCAAAAGATTAACCTTCCTGGTTTATCACTAACACCAATAGAAACACCGTCTCCAAATTTGTTTATTCCATATAGTGGCGATCACATAACATATGAAAAATTGCGCCTAACATTTAAGGTTGATGAAGATTTTCAAAATTATTTGGAATTGCATAATTGGCTCAGAGGTTTAGGATATCCTGTCAAACAGTCAGAATATGCAACATTAAAAAATGCAGACATTGGCACTGGCGAAAACGTAAAGTCTGATATTTCACTAGTGATCACTGACGGTCTTAAAAATCCAAATATTGAAATAACTTTTAAAGACGCATTTCCTATCGACTTATCAGAATTGCTTTTTGAAACTACAGATACAGACGTAAATTACGTAACTGCGACTGCTACTTTTTCTTACGTTTATTTCGATATTCTTAAATTATAACTTTACTTTTTCCTCGAAATAGAGTATGATAATCTATTGTTGTGGAGATTGTGATGAAACTTGAAGAAATTTTTGAAGAGTGGAAAAAAGACAGTCAGATAGATCGCACTGAGCTCGGCGAAGAGTCTTTAAAGATACCAAAACTCCATCATAAATATCATCAGGTATACTCTAGCGAAAAACTTCTATTACGTAAGTTGGAAGCTGAGTATAAAAAATTAAAACTAGAAAAGTATGAATTTCTAACTCAAGGACCAAGCGAGGAAACTCGTGAAAAAGGTTGGGAGTTACCAGCAAAGGGATTAATCCTTAAAGCAGATATTCCTATGTATCTAGAGGCTGACACTGATATTATTAATTTATCTTTGAAAATCGGATACCAGCAAGAAAAGATTGAACTGCTCGAATCAATTATTAAAAGTTTTGGCAATCGTGGCTATAATATCAAAACTGCAGTTGATTGGGCTAGGTTTATGATGGGAGGATGATGGAAACTGTTCGTGTAGAAAAATACGATGATGTGTACATAAAAGTGTACTGTGAACCTGGAACAGCATATGAAGTCAGTGAGTATTTCACCTTCGATGTTCCTGGCGCAAAGTTTATGCCCGCATATCGAAATAAAGTTTGGGATGGTAAAGTACGATTGTACAACCCGATGTCTCAAACTTTGTATTATGGTTTATTGCCATACGTTGAGAGATTCTGTCGCGAACGTCAGTACGAGATAGAGTACCTCAGCGATTTTTCGCATGAAGAATTTTCAGTTGTTGAAGCAAAACAATTTATTGACACTCTTGGTTTGACTTTAGAGCCTCGCGATTATCAAATCAAAGCATTTGTTCATGCTGTTCGTAATCGCAGAACGCTGTTGTTATCACCAACAGCATCAGGTAAATCGTTAATCATTTATCTTCTAACGAGGTATTACGATGCCCGCACTCTTATTATTGTTCCAACTACTTCTCTTGTTAGTCAGCTTGCTTCTGATTTTGCCGACTATGGTTTTCAATCTGATCAGTATGTACATAGAGTATATTCAGGGCAAGATAAATCATCGAATAAACCAATTACCATCACAACCTGGCAGTCGGTATACAAACTTCCTAAAGACTATTTCGAACAGTTTGATGTGGTCATAGGCGACGAAGCCCATTTGTTTAAAGCAAAGTCTTTGACATCGATCATGGGTAAGTTGAAAGATTGCAAATATAGATTTGGTTTTACTGGCACGTTAGACGGCACACAAACAAATAAGCTAGTGCTTGAAGGTTTGTTTGGTGCTGCTAAACGTGTTATTACAACATCTGAATTGATTGAGCAAAAACATCTTGCTGACTTTAAGATCAAATGTTTGTTGTTAAAATATCCTGATGATATACGTAAATTAATTAAGAGCTACGATTATCAAGGTGAAATGGATTGGATTGTTCGTTGCCCGCAACGTAACAATTTCATTAAAAACCTCGCGCTCTCGCTCGAGGGAAACACTCTATTACTTTTCCAATTTGTTGACAAACACGGAAAAGTATTATATGATTTGATTCGTAATGCTACGGATCGAAAAGTGTTTTATGTTTCTGGATCTGTCGATGGAGAAGAACGTGAGCAAATTCGAAAAATTGTTGAGAAAGAACAGAACGCAATTATCGTCGCTAGCTATGGAACTTTTTCCACTGGTGTTAATATACGCAATCTGCACAACATTATATTTTCTAGTCCTTCAAAATCGAGGATAAGAAATTTGCAGTCTATTGGTCGTGGGCTGCGTAAATCTGAAACTAAGACCGAATCTACACTTTACGACATTGCTGATGACTTTAGTATTAAAGCATGGCGTAATCATACATTAAACCACTTTATTGAGAGAACAAAAATCTACAATGAAGAAAAGTTTCAATTTAAAGTATATCCTGTCAACTTGAAGGTGTGATACAATATGGTTCGTGTAAAGAAAAAACATTATGTCAATAATAAAACTCTTTATGAAGAGATGGTGAAGTATAAACAAGCAGTGAAAGATGCTGAAGCTGCTGGTAAAGAAAAACCTAGAATCCCGAACTATATTGGTGAATGCTTTATGATGATTTGTAATAAGTTGTCAACCAAACCAAACTTTATGAATTATTCATATCGCGATGACATGGTTGCTGATGGAATTGAAAATTGTATTTACTCGATCGATAACTTTGATCCTGAAAAGTCAAATAATCCATTTGCCTATTTTACACAGATCGCGTGGAATGCATTTATTAGACGTATTCAAAAAGAAAAGAAACAATCTTACATCAAGCATAAAAATTATGAAAACAATTTTATGATGGAAGAGATGGAAGATTATTCTGACACGACTACTAAGCATAAGATAAATGAGATTTCTTCTGAAATTATTAGATCGTTTGAAGAAAAATTAGAGTTGACTAAAAACATAAAAAAGAGTAAGATTGGATTAGAGAAATTTGTAGAGGATGATGCTGATGAAAAATCTACACTTAGTACCAGTTAATGTAGTTGATATAGTTGAAAAGATGAATGATAAAACCATTCGTGAGAACGAACATAACAACTATGTTCTTCGCATTGAAGCTATTCGTGATTATTGTGCAGCCGCTCTCGTTAAGCAACTTTCGCAGAAGCCACCTGCAGTAGTATATAAGAAGAAGTAATGAAAATTGCACTTATAACTGACACTCATTGGGGTGTGCGTAATGACAACGTTGCATTTCTTGATAATAGCAAGAAGTTTCTTGACAGTGTTTTCTTTCCGTACATTGACATAAACCGTATTCACACTGTCGTTCATCTTGGCGATCTTGTAGATCGTCGCAAGTACATAAACATTAACACTGCAAAAAGATTGCGTGAAGATTTCCTACAACCACTGAAAGATCGTGGTGTAAGAGTTCATTTGATTGCAGGTAATCACGACACTTATTATAAAAATACTAACAGTGTAAATGCATTGCGCGAGATTGTTCGTGGTTACGGCGATCTTATGAATTGGCATATTCACGATCAAATACCGAGAGAAGTAGATTTCAACGGCACAATTGTTTTGATGCTCCCGTGGATTTGTGATGAAAATAGAACAGTTTGTATGGACAAATTGAGGATGACAAATGCGCAAATCATTATGGGGCATCTTGAACTCGCTGGGTTCGAAATGTATCGAGGCTCTATCGTATCTCACGGTGACGATCGTAAGTTGTTTGATCGTTTTGATATGGTTCTTAGCGGTCATTATCATCATCGTTCCAGTGATGGTAGCATATATTACTTGGGTAGCCATGGCGAATTTACTTGGAGCGATTATGATGATCCGAGAGGGTTTCATATCTTGGATACAGAAACGAGAGAGTTGACTTTTATACAAAACACCTTTACAATGTTTGAGAAGGTTTGGTATAACGATCAAGATAAGTTGATGCATGAAATTATGGATCATGACTTCAGCAAGTATAAAGGTAAGATCGTCAAGGTTATTGTTACAAACAAAACCAACCCATACTGGTTCGACAACTTTATCGAAGCTATTGAGAAAGCTGGCGTTATTGAAATGCAGGTTGTTGAAGATCATCTCAACTTGAATCTTGAAGAGGACACTGATATTGTAAACGAAGCTGAGAGCACTCTCGATATCTTCAGGAAGTTTATTGATCAAGTTCCTGCGCAAAACCTAGATAAGAAAAGGCTCGAACGTACTATCGTAGAACTTTACAATGAGGCATTGACTGTAGAATGATTTTGTTTCGCAAACTACGCTGGAAAAATTTTCTGTCAACTGGAAACTTTTTCACAGAGCTAGATTTAAACAAGCACAACACTACACTGATCATTGGAGAGAATGGTGCTGGTAAGTCTACTATTCTCGACGCATTGTCGTTTGCTTTGTTTGGTAAGGCATTTCGTAATGTCAACAAGCCACAGCTGATCAATTCTATCACACAGAAGGGTCTTGTTGTTGAAGTTGAATTTGATATTGGCAGCAACAAATTTAAAATTTCTCGTGGTTTGAAACCAGCATTGTTCGAAGTATATATGAACGGTGCGTTGCTGAATCAGTCTGCTGAGATGAAAGATTATCAGGAGATACTCGAGAAAAGTATCCTCAAAATCAATCACAAATCTTTTTGTCAGGTTGTTGTGCTTGGCAGCGCTACGTTCCAACCATTTATGCAGTTACCAGCTGGTCGTCGGCGTGAGATTATTGAAGACTTGCTCGACCTGCAAATTTTTACAACGATGAACGGTTTGCTGAAAGAAAAGGTGGCAACTAATAACGAAAAAACTGCTGATATTCTTTCAGATCAGAAAGTTATTAACGAAAAAATTAAGTTGATTCGCGAGCACATACTCGAGAAGCAGAATAACAACGATCAGATCCTAGAAGAAAAACTGAATCGTATCGAAGAAACATCAACTCTAATTGAAGAAACAGCTAAACAAGTTAAAGACATTAATGATCGTATCGTCCAGTTAACAAAAGATACTAAGAAGATGGATTGTTTAAGTCGCAAAATTGAAAAGATTAAGAAGCTACGTATTCAACTCGATCATAAAATTGAAGCAATGAAGGGCGATATTGACTTCCTCAAAGAACATGAGAACTGCCCTACATGTAAACAAAACATTGAAGATCAATTTCGCAGCACTACAATTACTGAAAAAGAAACACAGATCAAAACTATTGAAGATAACTATCCTGATCTGATTAATCAGTTTAATGAAACAAATGAACAAATCAAACAAATTATGGAGTTACAGTCTCAAATCACTGATAACAAAATGGAGCAGCATCAGCTAAAAACACGCATTAACTCTTGGATGCAATATATTGAAACTCTTGAAACTGAAATCAAAAGTATCACCAAGAAAACTCAAGAGGAAGATGATACTAAAGTAGCTGATCTAGAAAAAGAACTTGAAGAGTTTCAAGTCAAGTTCAACGAGTTGGTTGAAGAGAAAAATATTCTCTCTGCTGCTTCTGCTTTGTTGAAGGATGGAGGCATCAAAGCGAGGATTATCAAGCAATATGTCCCTGTTATTAATCGCCTTATCAACAAATATTTGTCAGCTATGGATTTTTTTGTACAGTTTGAACTTGACGAGGAATTTAACGAAACAATTAAATCGCGTTTTAGGGATGAATTCAGTTACGCGTCGTTTTCTGAAGGAGAAAAGATGCGAATTAATTTGGCTGTGCTTTTTACTTGGAGGGCTGTTGCTAAACTCCGTAATTCTATCAGTACTAATCTTCTTATCATGGACGAGGTTTTCGATAGTTCCTTAGACTCGAATGGTACTGAAGAGTTTATGAAGATATTAAATCAGTTGACTCAAGACACAAACACGTTTATAATTAGCCATAAGGGTGATCAGCTCGTAGATAAATTTGCAAACGTCATCCGTTTCGAAAAGAAACAAAATTTTTCTAAGATTGCAGCGTGAGGACAATATGAAGTTAGTGAGTGGCGATGATCCTATCCTACGTCAACCGTGCGAAGATTTTGATTTTATCCGTCCTCCATTCGATCCTATCGAATATGCGAAGGAACTGGTTAAATTTATGTATGATAACAATGGTTATGGTATTGCTGCCAGTCAGGTCGGAGATCCATACCGCATTTTTGCTATGCGCGGTCATCCTGAAAATTTTGTTTGTATCAATCCCAAAATTATTGATACAAGCAACGAAACGATTGTTCTCGAGGAAGGATGCCTCTCGTTTCCAAATTTGATTGTAAAAGTCAAACGTCCTCGTCATATCCGTGTTCGTTTCTATACTCCTAACGGAGATGTTAAGACAGAGAAGTTCACGGGCATGAGCGCGAGAGTGTTTCAGCACGAGATGGATCATCTTGACGGGATGCTTTACTTTAATCGGGCTTCGAGGTATCATAGAGATATAGCAATGCGTAAGTGGAGAAACGTGGCGTGAATATCTTCTATATCGACAAAGATCCTGTGCAAGCTGCGCAGTGGATGGTCGACAAACATGTTGTTAAAATGATTCTCGAGTCAGCGCAGCTGCTTTCTACTGCACATCGTTTGCTCGATGGTCGTGAAGTCGAAGGCAAGTCAAAAACTGGTCGCAAAGCGCGTCGTTGGGTGCTTGACGACGATCGCGAACCTATCATTTATCAGGCAACGCATATCAATCATCCATCAGCTGTGTGGTGTCGGCAGTCAGTAGAAAACTACAACTGGCTCGTCGATCACTTCTTTGCTTTGATGAACGAATACACTCATCGCTACGGCAGAAAGCACAAATGCTTTGGCGATCTTTCGTACATGCTTGCATCGCCACCGAAGAATCTCGAGGAATGGTTCTGGACGTCGATGCCTTCTGCCATGGCTGACGAATATATCATCTCAGATGATTCTTTGACAAATTACCGTAACTACTATAAACTTGGCAAAATTAAAATGCACAAATGGACTAATCGCCAACCACCAGAATGGATCAATCTATGAGTAACTTTTATACTGACGTTCGTGACTTTCATATTGCATTTTCTCAGCCAGTAGGTGAGAAGCCACATCTTCCCGAAGAAAACGAAAGACATCTTCGCAAGACATTGCTTCAGGAAGAATTTAATGAGTACGTTGCAGCTGAGACTGATAACGATCTTGTAGAAATTGCTGATGCTCTTGCTGACATTATTTACATTGCATGCGGTACTGCAGTTTCCTACGGTATTCCTCTTGATAAAGTATTTGAAGAAGTACATCGTTCCAACATGGCAAAGCTGGTTAATGGCAAGCCACTCAAGCGCGAAGATGGTAAAGTCATCAAGCCAGAAGGTTGGAAGCCTCCTGATATTGCGGGCGTATTAGAAAAGTCACACTCATAATATATTTGACAAAATACGCAAAATCAACTATAATTTTCGTATATATAACGTTATAGTGTTAACGCAAGAGGCTAAAGATGGTAAAATTACTCATCCGCAAGAAACATGACTCAGAAGAAACACTTGGTACATTTATTACATGCGCCGAGTATACTGATCTTATTGTCACTGAAGATTGCGACTTGTATGCTGAGGATCCCGTTGATCCAACGCATATTTCCGAAGAAAATATCATTTTCAAATTTCGTAAAAATACCTTCACGAAAGAAGAACTTGATCGTTGTTATGCAGGTTTGCGTGCAGCTGCTACTGAATCACAAAATCGTGGTATGGCTGCTGGACCACGTGGTGATCAGCTCGGTCAAGAAGGACGAGGCAACCGCGATTGGGTAACAGCTGAACATCTTGAAATTCTTTCATTCCTTGCTCGACCACTCAATACTATTGAAGATGGTACTACGCTGGAAAGTATTCGCGAAAGTCATAAGAACTTTTCTAAAGAAGAAACACGTGGTCAGGTTTGGCTCCGATCAGCAGTAACCAAAAAGTATCCTGAGTATCATGGTTGGTTTGATAAGTGGCTTGCTGGCTTACATAATATGTCTCGCGAAGAACAGCGTCAGGAAGCGCAGTACGTCATTGATAATTACATCAGCGACACCAACTATGCTCAATCTGTAATGTCTGGTATTGCTGGATACTTTGATCGTTATCCTCGCATTCCTTTTGGCAGGGCGTGCGCTTATAATGAAAAAAACCCAGAAGCATTTGCTGAATCGTATCCATTTCTAAACAAACTAAATGATCAGTTTCGTGAACTTCTTCCTATTCGTTGGGGTAATCAGCGAGCAGAAGCTGACAAATGCGATCCTCGGTTTTTGATTGACAAAACAGTATTCACAACTCTAACCGTCAATCATAACTGGCGTACTGCATGTCATCGCGATGCTGGTGATTTGCATGAAGGATTCTCAAACATCTGCGCGCTCGGCAAGGGTTGGGAAGGTGCGGAATTTATTCTTCCCGAGTACCGCATTGCTGTCAAATTATATCCAGGCGACATGTTGCTCGTCAATAATCATGGCGGTATTCACGGCAATGATGCGCTGATTGGCGATGATAATGATCGTATGACAATTGTTGCATATTTCCGCGAGAAAATGGTCGAACTCAAGTCGTGGGATTATGAACAGCTTCGTAAAAGTTACATTGAAGAGCGTCGTCAAAACAAAGAGCACAAATACTGGCGTCCGCTTTGGAATGGCGTCAGCCCCGACATGTGGAATGAACAAGAGTGGTTTGATTACATGAAGAAGCACAATATGGAAGATCCATACGCGAAAGAAAAGAATGCCAGCTTGGAGGATTTTTTCACCTAATGTGTGGTGTTCTTGGCATTGCCATTAAGAACTTCAATGAGGGAGACTACGATTTAGTTCGTAGTCTCTTCATTCAATCCATGATTCGTGGTAAACATGCGACTGGTGTTTCCTATGTTAAACATGGTAAAATTATAACTAATAAAGACCCCATTCCTGCGAATGAATGGATTCAGGAACAAAATTTAGAAGATTGGAAAAACGAAGATGGTAACTTATATTGTGTTGGTCATGTCCGTTACAGTACCAGCGATCTTAGCTTTAATCAGCCTATGGCGAATGATAAAATTGGAATCGTACACAACGGAGTTATCTCACAAGAATCACCAGATACCTGGGAAAAACTATACGAGCTCAAAACAGAAACATCCAATGACTCAGAACTTATTTTGCGAGCAATGGAAAAACAAAAACCAGTATTGACATATTTTCACCCAGCATCAATGGCTGTTTGTGCTGTTCGTGCTGATAAAAAACTTGTAGCTTTTCGGAATGAAGAAAGACCATTATACTATAATTGCTCACATAACACTATAGTGTTTGCTTCTACTTCTGATATTTTGAAAAAATCAGGTTTAAATAATCCAGTAAAAACACCGATGTATGAAGTTTTTACTGTTGACAATTTTAATATTTTCAGTTATAATGTGTCTGTTAATGTAGAGGATTTGCAATGAAATATGACAGAAATACTTTCACCTATGGTTTCGAGATTGAGTGGGGCGACATTGATCGTACAATGCCAATCCCACCAGAACTTGGTGCTTGGGAATACTGCGAAACTGACATCATCAATCTTCGCGATCCCTACCGTGGTCTTGGTTCTGATCCAAAGGGTATAAATCCTCCTGTTGGTGGCGAAATTAATACAAAGCCAACTAAGACAATTGATGAACAAGTTGATAATATCATGAAGTTGCATGATATGTTTGTTGCTCATGGCACACCACCGACTGCTGGTATTGTTAATCATGGTCATCTTCATATTCATGTTCCTGGCTTGACTGAAGATATCGATGCTCTCAAACGACTCTCGAAATATCTTCGTGACAATCAGCATATGACTATTGATCG